AGCTGCTAAAAAGACTATGAGTTCTTTTGCGTTTAGGCAAGAGTTCATGGCATCGTTTGAGGCAATGGGCAGTGAGATATTTAAAGAAGATTGGGTTAAGTTTAGTGAAGAAGCTCCAGAAATCGGTGACTATTATATTGCTATTGACTTGGCTGGTTTTGCAGACGTATCTAAAGCTGCTACATCAAAAGCTAAGAAACTTGACCAAACGGCTATTAGCGTTGTTAAAGTAAATGAAGAAGGGTGGTACGTAGAAGATATTATCTACGGCAGGTGGGATATTAAAAAGACAGCAGAGAAGATATTTAAGACTGTATTAAAGTATGAGCCTATCTCTGTTGGTATTGAGAAGGGGGCATTAAAGAACGCTGTACTCCCTTATCTTATGGACTTACAAAAGTCTAGGCAAAAGTTCTTTCGTGTAGAAGAACTAACACATGGTAACAAAAGAAAAATAGATAGGGTCATTTGGGGTTTACAAGGTAGGTTTGAAAATGGTGCTATCACTCTTAACACTGGAGATTGGAACAACGAGTTCCTAGACGAGTTATTCCAGTTTCCTAACCCCTTAGTTCATGATGACCTTATTGACTCTCTAGCATACATAGACCAACTAGCTAAAGTTAGTTATTCATATGATATAGAGTATGAAGATGACTTTGAATTTATAGACCCTATTGCAGGATATTAATGTATGGAAAATGAAGATAACCTATTGAACAACATTACCCTAGAGCAATGGGTTATGGATAAATGTGAAGGGTGGCGTGACCACTATGATGATAACTATCGTTCTTCACATGAAGAGTATTACAGATTATGGCGTGGTATCTGGTCTAAGGAAGATAGCCTAAGACAAACTGAACGCTCTCGTATTATTACGCCTGCACTACAACAAGCAGTAGAATCGTCTGTAGCTGAAGTAGAAGAGGCAACCTTTGGTAGGGGTAGTTGGTTTGATATTAGAGACGACTATCAAGACCCTACAGGCTCTCAGGATATAGAGTTCTTAAAGAATCAACTATCTGAAGATATGACCTTTGCCAGAGCAAGGACTTGTATTTCAGAATGTCTACTTAATGCTGCTGTATATGGTACAGGTATTGGTGAAATCTACATAGAAGAAACCAAAGAAAACATACCAGCAATGCAACCTACGCCAGATGGTCAGATGCAAGCAGTAGGTGTTTTAGAGCGTGATAGGTTCTTAGTTAAACTACGTCCTGTTATGCCTCAGAATTTCCTTATTGACCCACTAGCTACGTCTATTGAAGAGGCTTTAGGTTGTGCTGTAGACATGTATGTACCACTTCATCAAATAGAAATTGATATTGAGAAGGGTATTTATCGTGACGTAGAGGTTGAAACTGTTGCTTCAGACGATGAACTAGAGCCTGACCAAGATATTACAGTAAACGTAGATGATAGAGTTCGTCTTACTCGCTATTATGGTCTTGTTCCTAGATACTTATTTGAAGAGGCAGAGGGAGAAGAACTAGAAGAAGATGAGATTGCTGTAGCTTTAGGCGAAGAAACAGAGAAAAAATCTGGTTATGTAGAAGCTATGGTTGTTATTGCTAATGGAGATACCCTACTTAAAGTAGTAGCTAATCCATTTATGATGCAAGACAGACCTATTATTGCGTTTAAATGGGATGCAGTACCTAGTAAATTCTGGGGTCGTGGGGTCTGTGAGAAGGGCTACAATAGCCAAAAAGCCTTAGATACAGAGTTACGTGCGCGTATAGACGCTCTTGCGCTTACTGTACATCCTATGATGGCAGTAGATGCTAGTCGTATGCCTAGAGGTTCTCAGTTCGAAATACGTCCGGGTAAAACCTTACTTACTAATGGTAATCCAGCAGAAATACTACAACCATTTAAGTTTGGTGCTGTAGATAACATTACCTTTTCGCAAGGCGCACAACTACAAAACATGGTACAGCAAGCTACAGGTGCAGTAGATACTGTGGGTATGCAGAATGCTATGAATGGAGAGGCAACTGCTGCTGGTATCTCTATGTCGTTAGGTGCAATTATTAAAAGGCATAAGCGTACATTACTTAACTTCCAAGATAACTTCCTTATTCCTTTCGTTACTAAAGCTGCACATCGTTATATGCAGTTTGACCCACAACTTTATAAGGCACAAGACCTTAAGTTTGTAGCTTCTAGTTCTCTTGGTATTATTGCTAGAGAGTACGAAGTAACGCAGTTAGTACAACTACTACAAACTATGCCTCCTGAAAGTCCTATGTATAGCTTCTTAGTTGAATCTATTGTTGAATCTATGAACCTTACTAAGCGTGAGCAAATTCTTGCAGGTATCGCACAAGCTAATCAACCTAACCCAGAAGCACAACAAGAAGAGCTTATTCGTAAGCAGTTTGAGCTTGAGATTGCTAAGGCTAACTTGCAACAAATTCAACTACAAAATGCAGAAATACAAAGTCGAGTTCAACAAAATAATGTTGAGACTCAACTACTACCTGTGGCTGAGGAGACTGATCGTATCGAAGCTATTGCTAAGACTCTACCACCTGATGAGTTTGCACAAGCTGTCAAGATGGCAGAACTTAGCTTAAAACAGCAAGAGTTAAAAGTAAAAGAAGATATTGTTGAAATGCAAATGAGGAAATCTGATGGTAACTAAACAAGAACTTGATGGGGTGCTGATAGAAATCAACAACATCCTGAAAAAGTTTGAAGAAAGAATTACAAATTTAGAAAAGGCTTATACACCTAAGCCAGCAACAACTAAAAAGGCTACAACTAAAAAATAATATAATTTTGGAGAATGTCATCAATGACACCAGAAAATCAAAAATACTATGAAAACTACTTTGACTTGTTTAATACAGATGGTTGGTCACAGCTTATGGAGCAAATACAAGTAGATAGAGATAACTTCCAGATTGAAGCTATTGAAGATGAAAAGACCTTGTTTCAAACACAAGGACAACTTTACATTTTAAATACTTTAATCAATATGGAAGATATGGTCAGGGCAGCTTATGACAATATCATAATTAGCGAGAGGGAATCCGCTAATGGCGAATAGGTTATATGACTTTAAATGCCCAAACGGACATATTACTGAACACTTTGTTGATTCTGAAATCAGAACTGTGAAGTGCTCAGAGTGTGACCAAGAAGCAAAGCGGATAATTTCGCCTGTCACAAGTGTGTTAGATGCTGTATCTGGAGACTATCCAGGAGCAACTATGAAGTGGGCGCGTGAACATTCGAAAGCCGCTAAGAAATAACCCTTTTAATTTTCCACAATACTTATTTAAGAGTACGGAGTTTATAATATAATGGCAACAATACTAGATACACCAGAGGAATTTAACGAAGAAAGTCTACAAGAAGATGAAGAGCTTTCCACCTTTGAAGAACAAGAGCCTGTAGAGGACAACCTTGAACAAGAAGAAGTAGTAGAAGCTAGTGATCCTGAAGAAGAAGATAGTCTACCAGATAAATATAAAGGTAAATCTATAGCAGAGATTGTACAGATGCACCAAGAGGCTGAAAAGCTAGTTGGTAGACAAGGTTCAGATTTAGGTGAACTTCGCAAAATTGTAGATGACTTCATTAAAACAAACCTTGACAAAAATACCCACGAAAAACAATCTGAGATTGAAGAGATTGATTTCTTCGAAAAACCTAAAGAAGCTATTGCTCAGTCTATATCATCTAATTCTGATATTCAAGAAATTAAAAAGATGAGAGCTGAGATGCAACAACGCGAAGCGTTAAGCAGATTAGAGCAAGTACACCCTAACTATATGGAAACTGCTAATTCAGAGGATTTTATAAATTGGGTTACGTCTTCTAAAGTAAGGACAGAACTTTTACAACGAGCTCATAATAACTACGACTTTGAAGCTGCTAATGAGCTTCTTTCTACTTGGAAAGAAATAACTAAGGCATCTACAAAGGCTAAAGAGGTTGTTGAAAAAGATAGAGGACAACAGCGTAAGGCTGCTTCTTCTGGCTCTGCTAAAGGAACTGGAGAAAGTAAATCTAAGAAAATCTACAGACGCTCTGATATTATTAACTTAATGCAAACTAATCCTGCACGATATCTAGAATTGTCTGATGAAATTACACAGGCATATTCAGAAGGTAGAGTGCGGTAATCTTAAATTTTTATATAGGTAAAATAAAATGGCACTTGGTTCAAATCATGTAACAAACACAACTGGCGCAACTTTCATTCCAGAGCTATGGAGTGATGAGATTGTAGCTGCTTATAAATCTAACTTAGTTCTTGCTAACTTGGTAAATAAAATGCCAATGTCTGGTAAGAAAGGTG